ATTACATTACTTAATAGAATTTCTGGATATTGTTTCATTGTATCAAGAAATCCATTGACTCTTTGTGATTGTGAATGAATTGTTTTTGAACCAGAAAGAATTAAAATATTTTCTCCCGTCTAGGGTTTTTTCCTGTCTATTATAGATGGCATAACTTCTTATTATAAAGAAACAATCGGCATCCTTTACTTAGGGGGATAACCCCTAGGGGATATGTACCCAGGGGATACCTGAAAATTTGTAAAAAAATAGTGTGACTACCCCCATCATAGCCACACTTCTTTTTATAATCCATTTATTGAGTATTCTCTTTCTTTGCAAAAAATGCACCGTAATCGAACATCTTCATGCTCTGGTATCTTCCCATGTCCAACAGATTATTTATTATGATTTCCACGTCCCTGTCCTCACCGGACGGTTCATGCAGTCTCTGGCATATCCTTCCATAGGCTGTAAGCATTTCACTGTAAAGTTTTTCACAGTATTTACCTTCTGCAAATTCATCCTCTACTACGCTACTTTCCTCACAAACAAACTTATCCAGATCATAATGTCCGTTCATCAGATTATAAATTATCGTTTTAAATTCCTCATCCTGTACTCTCATATACATCCTCTTCACTTTCTGGGGCTGCAAGAATGCATAGAAAAAGGGAAGCCAGTCTTGTCAGATACAATCAACCGCTTCCCCTACTTTTTTAGCGTCCTTACGAAGTTCATCAGTATCCTTCGTTCCTCCGCACTTAAGTCATCCCATATCTCCAATAATTCAGCTTGCTCATCCGTCAGATCAGGCCGCATACCATCTCCGGCAAAGAACTGTGCGATTGATATTCCGAATGCATCACAGATTCTTTCCAAGGTCGGTACTGTAGGTATGCTCTTCTTATTCATTATATTTGCCAACGCTGTCTGCGACATATCCGTGAGCTGTGCAAGTCTGTATTTGGAGACTTTATGCTTGCTGCATAATTCTTTTACCCTCTTTGGTATGTACTCCTCTGTACGCAAGTAAATTACACCTCTCTTCTACTTGTACGATATACATATTGTAACCGTAAAGCAGAAGAATTATTAGAACCATATCTCTTGCGTAAATTACTCCATTATAATGGAGTATCTGGGTAAAAAATATGAACAGCAGGTTTATGCAGTTCAGTTTTGTATCATGACAGAACCTTGATTTTCCTTATTTCTATCATTCTTATTTCGTTTTGTTTCAGTTATAAGCATACCATCCGTATTAAAATCCATCAATAAAAATCGTTCGACATATTTCGCATTTTCTATACCTTATTTCTCCATTACTCCACTATGCTTCATTAAATTACGCAACCTTTTTTCACTCTTTGATAGATAATTTACCTTGCGTAAGAAAAAGAAAACAGGAGGTACAATCTATGAACCAAACACAGACATCTGTTAACCACAGACAGATAGGATACCGCATTAAGGAAGTAAGGGAGCAGAATCATCTTTCACAAGCACAGCTTGCGGAAATAACAGACCTTTCCGTCTCCTACATAAGCCACATCGAAAACGCTAAAAGGAAAGCCAGTCTGGAATCCATTATACGGATCGTAAATGCCCTCGGCATTACCGTAGATGAACTGCTTGCCGGAGTACAGATGAATAATCCGGCAGCCTACCAGACAGACATCGATATTCTCATGGAAGACTGCTCAGAAAACGAAAAAAGATTCGTGTATGAACTCATAAAAATAAGCCTTGAAACCATGCACAAAAATGGTTGGGAGCTTGCTTCAAAAGATATGTGCAGATAAAGGCACACTATTTTCACACAAATAATTTTTCTTTGAAATAGACTATAGGGATATGCATGTCCTTATAGTCTATTTTATTTCCGCATGAAAATTTTATAATAAAATCCAGCATAGAAATAAAGGTGGTAAGTCATGAACGAAAACGAACAAAAAGTCGGCTCTGTTGCTGACCAGAAAAGTAAGATAAGGGAACGTTATAAAGGAATCAATCCGGATGAACTCGATGTAATTCCGGCTCTTCCGCAGGAAGATATATTTGCAGTAGAAAATGAACAGCGTGTTGCAGTATATGCAAGAGTGTCAACGGATGATCCGAGACAGACATCTTCATATGAATTGCAGAAGAATCATTACCATGACGTCATCAGTAAAAGTCCAAACTGGAAGCTTGTACAGATTTATGCAGATGAAGGTATCTCTGGAACTTCCCTCCAGCACCGTGACCAGTTCAAGCAGATGATCGAAGACTGCAAAAAAGGTGAAATAGACCTTATCGTTACAAAAAGCGTATCACGTTTTGCAAGAAACGTTGTGGACTGCATCGGCTATGTCAGGGAGCTTCTTGCACTCCCCCATCCTGTCGGTGTTTTCTTTGAAACTGAAAGACTCAACACCTTTGACCCCAAAAGCGAGATGGTACTTTCCTTCATGGCAACACTTGCACAGGAAGAAAGCCATACCAAAAGTGAGATCATGAATGCATCTATTGAGATGCGTTTCCGCAGGGGTATTTTCCTTACACCAACACTCCTGGGATATGACCATGACGAAGACGGAAATCTTGTTATCAATGAAGAGGAAGCCAAGATTGTAAAACTCATATTCATGATGTACTTAAACGGATGCACCTGTCAAGAGATTGCTGATACCCTGACGGAACTCGGCTGTGAGACTAAAAAGGGAAACACCGTATGGTCTCCAGGTTCTATCCTTCAGATACTGCAGAACGAAAGACACTGCGGTGATGTCCTGGCACATAAAACCTACACTCCGAATTACCTCAACCACAAATCAAAGAAGAATATGCAGAACCGTCCGCAATACAGAAAGCGAGACCATCATGAAGCCATCGTTTCAAGGGATGACTTTATTGCCGTCCAACGCCTGATCAGTAATGCCAAGTATGGAAACAAAGGAATCCTTCCGCAGCTGAAAGTCATTCCGGGTGGAGTCCTGAAAGGCTTTGTATCCATAAACCCCAGATGGGCGGGATTTAAGGAGGCAGATTACATGAACGCTTCTTCCAGTGTTTATGACAGTACCGAGCACTCCATAACCTCTTCCGGCCATGTGGAAGTAAAATCCGGTGAATTTGACCTGCGCGGATATGAGATCGCACGCTCACAGTTTTTTGACAGCACGGATCGTATAACCGTTACCTTCGGCCAGGGAGACATCCGCTTTTCCGCTCCTGCCGTCCGTAAGCTTGACAGCACGCTTGTAGAACTGCTCATACATCCAAAGAAACAGGTCTTTGCCGTAAGGAATGCGGGGAAAGACTGCCGGAATGCCATGCAGTGGTCTAAAAAGAAAGACAGTAAAAACTCTCCACGTGAGATCAGCGGTACTGCATTTCTTCCCACGCTCTATTCCCTCCTCGGCTGGAATGATAACTGCCGTTACCGCATCACAGGGGTAAAACGTGGCAGTGGGAATGACGCCGTACTTCTCTTCAACCTTTCCGAACCGGAGATATTCATTCCCAATGATGTAATCGGTACACCAGATGCTGATTCTTTCGTAAAACCTTTTACGGACAACCAACAGAGAAATATTCGTGCCTATCCGCCTGACTGGGCGGACACATTTGGCAGCAATTATTACAGCCACGCACAGGCAGAAGAACTTGCTGGGTTTAGCGGACACAAAGACCCCGATACCTCTCATGCCCCGGTAACATACAATGACGCTGATATACAGGTCACCAGTAAAAATGACATTGAAAGGAACATTGAACAGATCATGTCAGATATGAAGGAGAACACAGATGAACATACAGACAAACGATGAAAAGAACACCATTCCCGTAACTGAGGATGATGCTTTCAGCTATGACGGATATCAGGTAGTCCGCGGCGAGTTCTTCGCCCATACCTACGAACCGTCCTTTACTTTTAATTCCAGCAAGGTATCCGTAAACACCGCATGCATAAAAAAGCTGCCTGATACGGATTTCGTGCAGATACTCGTAAACCCAGACGAAAAGAAACTTGCGGTGCGTCCATGCCAGGAAGATGAAAAAGATTCCTTCCGCTGGTGTTCCGCAACAGCAAAACGCTCTCCCAGACAGATCACATGCCGTATTTTTTTTGCCAAAGTTGTGGCACTTATGGGATGGAATTCATCCTACCGTTATAAACTGCTCGGAAAGCTGATACGCTCAGACAATGAACTGCTGTTTGTCTTTGACCTCACCACGCCAGAGATCTTCGTCCGTGAGGAAAAAGAAGACGGAAAGATAAAAGCATCCCGTACACCAAGCTACCCAGAAGAATGGCAGAACCAGTTCGGTGTACCTGTAGAGGAGCATCAGAGCAGCCTGCAAATTAATATGTTTGATGGTTATGCGGTATTCGGCATCTCCGAAAACACTACCGCTGAACCGGAAGAGAAAAAAATAGAACATCCAGAAAAGGAGGAGCAACACTATGAACAGAGAAACCTCTTTGAAGCCGGTACTATGCATTGACTTGAAGAAAAACAGGATACGCATACACAAACTCACGCTCCATATGCTCGGTGACCCAGAGTATATCCAGCTGCTTGTGAATCCCCAGGACAGCATGATCGCCATACGGAAAAGTGTGCGAAAGGATTACCTTGCCCATCGTGTACGCTACAGAAAAGCCGACAGCCATTACTGCTATGAATTATATAGTACAGAGCTTTTACAGGCATTACGACACACTGGCATTCACCTTGAGGGCAACCGCAGCTACCGTATCTACGGTGCACTGAATCCAAGAGAATGTCTCGCCAGCTTTTCCATGAATGAATGCGTGCTTGTAGATGATACGACACGAACGGAGGAATCAGTATGAATAACAGACCAGTCCCAGAGCTTCAGACCGATCCGGAATTTGAGGATCTGATACAGCCAAGGGAAGAAAACTACCTGGAAGAACTCGAAGAAAGCATCTTTGATCACGGTTGTCTGGATCCTGTATATGTATGGAACAATATCATACTTGACGGTCATCTGCGATATAAGATCTGTATGAAATGGGATATTCATTTCAACATCCAGCATATCATATTCGAAAGCCGTGATAAGGCCGTTTCTTTTATCTGCCGTGAACAGCTCAAACGTACAGACCTTACGGGAGAATATAAAAAATACCTGATAGGAAGATTGTTCCGTGCAGACATGAATACTGCCAGTGATGAATTTATGAAAAAACATCCTGACATGGGACTGAATGCAGACGGACAGGTATCACAGAAATATGTCCGTAAGACAGATATTGCCACCATCATTGGCACGGAATTTAATTTCGGTTTTTCCACCGTGACAAAATATGATATTTACGCACGTGCAGTCGATGACCTGAAACGGAAAAGCCCTGAAATTGCAGAAAAAATATTAAATGGAAAACTCCGTGTGTCCCATGAAAATATCATAGAACTCTCCCGCCTTCCCATTGAGGATATCAATGGATTGAAAAGGCTCTTAGACAGCGGATCTATAGACCGTATCGGATACTCCCAGCTGCGGCACGAACTCCGGTGGCAGAGGCTTCCCACTGGAAAACCGGATTCAAGAAGGATAAAACGGGAAAAGGAAAGTGCCGAAGCCGGAATTAAACAGATGCCCGCTACTGACCCGGATGCAGAACTTGAGAGCCTTAAATTTACAATACCTTCATGGTCAAAAACCATATCAAGAACCATAGAACTTACAGATTTTCCTTCCACCTCCGGTAACGCAAGGCGTGAAGTGAAGATGCAGCTGTTAAACCTTACAAGAAAAATTACCAGACTGCTTTCGCAGCTTGAAGAGGAGGATTCAGATGACAGAAGAACAGACAGCCGGACAAATGACACAGGACGTTGACCTGATGCAGTTCGTGCCAAAAGTACACTTTGAACAGATTCCCATCAGGAATCTCGTATCCAACCAGGAATACCAACGCAACCTCTCACAGCACCATGTCCAGCGTGCTGCCGCTAACTTCGACTTATACCAGATAAATCCTGTGAAGGTCAGCCGGAGGAATGGCATCAACTATGTATTCAACGGACAGCACACCATTGAGATCGTTGCCCTCGTTTCGGGATCCAGGGAGACACCTGTATGGTGCATGGTCTATGACGACCTTGGATATGAACACGAAGCAGATATCTTCGCAAATCAGATGAAATATGTAAAGCCCCTGCTGCCTTACGAGATATTCATGGCAAACATAGAGGCCGGCAACGATAAGCAGCTCATCATCCGTGATCTGGTGGAATCCTATGATCTTACCATTGCATCCACCACGACTCCGGGCGGTATCTGTGCTGTTGCAACCCTTGAAAATATCCACGATAAATATGGCTATCACATGCTCGACCATGTCATCCGGCTCATTACCGCCACCTGGGAGGGTGCATCCCAGTCCTTCAGTGCAAACATGATGAACGGACTGGCTCGCTTTCTGAATGCCTATGGTGATGCCATAAAAGACGATATATTTAAGGAAAAGCTCGGGAGGATATCCATCAAGGAACTCGCCCGCACTGCAAAGGACAGGCGTTCCGGTTCCCTTGGTTTTGCGGAAGCCATACTGATATACTACAACAAAAAATGCCGGAATCCGCTTACCTGGGATAAGCTTTATACCCACAAACTACCGCATAAAAAGAACATGGAAGAAGAGTCAGAGATTCCTGAACCCGATGATACGGACAGTGAAAGCAGCCAGATGGAGCTGTTTGGGCTTCATGAAAGTGGGGTTTCCGGGTGATCTACACGGAAACCTTTACCCGGCTGCCTTCCAGAAAGAAGAACTCATATTTTTTTGCACCAAGCACTGTCACTTCACAGAGGACAAGCTGTGCAATCTCCGGAACGAATCTGGTAAGCGGTTCATTTCCCACGGCTTCCATCATCTGCCCAGCCCTGATCTTTTCAAGGGGAGTCCCATCTGACTTCATCTGCTGCCATATTTCCATGTACTTCTCCCTGTCCGTGACCAGTTTATTGAATGCTTTTACAAATCCCTTTTCAAGGTCTGCATTATCAACGTAGGCATTCGTGCACACCACTTTTCCGTCTTTCCTGTGGTTTTTGCACTGCCACTGTATGATTCCCCTTGATTTCCAGGAATGTCTTGTGAACAGGCTTTTGCATTCCCCACAGAACACCTTCTCACAGAACGGCATGCAGTCCGCACCATAACTGTATCGATCCGTGCCATGCCTTTGCATGAACTTTTCCCTGCGGTCAAATTCTTCCTGTACCGCATTCCATGTCTGCTTATCTATGATCCCCTTATGGCTGTCCTTTACATAGACCTGTGCGATCTCACCGTTGTTTTTGACCTGTCTCTTGGTAAGGAAATCTGCCGTATAGGTCTTCTGCAGAAGTGCGTCACCCATGTGCTTTTCCTGTTTTAAGATCCCTATTACCGTGCTTGGATACCACTTTGTCTGCCCGAGACACCCCGGGACTTTCTCTTCCGTCAGTTCCTTTGCGATCTGTGCCGGATTGATTCCGATAAGGAAGTCCCTGTATATCCTTCTCACTGTCTTTGCCTGTTCCTTATTGATGACAAGCTTCCCGTTCTCATCCTTATCATATCCGAGGAACTTGAAAGTGTTAAGATGCATCTCACCGTTCTTGAATTTCGTGCGGATGCCCCATTTACAGTTCTCTGAAATATTCCTTGATTCATCCTGTGCAAGGGAGCTTAGGATGGTAAACAGAAGCTCGCCCGTAGAATCCAGTGTGTTGATATTTTCCTTCTCAAATATGATGCCGATCCCTAGGTTCTTTAATTTTCTGGAATATGCCAGGCAGTCCTGCGTGTTCCTCGCAAAACGGCTGATGGATTTTGTGATGACAAGATCTATCTTACCTTTCTCGCAGTCTGCGATCATCTTTTTGAACTGTTCCCTTTTCTTTGTATTTGTACCTGAGATCCCCTCATCTGCATAAATGCCGGCCATTTCATAATTCTCATGCTCATTGATATATTTTGTATAATACTCGACCTGTGCCTCAAAACTATGGAGCTGGTCTTCCTGGTCTGTTGACACACGGCAGTAGGCTGCCACCCTTATCTTCTTTTCCTGTACCGCCTTATGCCCTGTCCGCACCTTCTGGCTTCTTGCTGGTATAACTGTAACGCTTCTTGCCATTCTTATCATCCTTTCTCTGAATATAAATATCTTTTTTGATCTCTCCCCATCCCTTTATGATGGTGTCCGGAACCCTGGTCCCATCACAGGCATCTTTTCCTTTCCGTTTTCTTCTGCTGCATACCCATGTGACTTTATGACTCTGGGGATTTACATATCTTACAAGTCTGCTTCCGCATAACGCACAGAAGATCTTCTCTCTGTAAGGATACTCTGCTTCAGTATTTTCTGGAATTGCTGGCGGCTGCTTCTTTTTATGCCTTCTTTTCCATGATTGTTCTTTTAAATAGGTAAATTCCTTCACTCCCTTATCCGATGCTTTCTCCGCAATATAAGTGTTTTCTTTAAAATGCCACGCACTCCGGAGCACACCATCCGGGATATTAATGCCATCGCAGAAGGTCTTTCCATATCTTTTTGTCCCACTGCATCCCCAGTTAAGTCTGTTGCCTTTGCTGTAGATCCTCTTGTAAAGGGGATATCCGCATTTAGCACAATAGATCTTGTTCATGTAAGGATAATTTTCTTCTGTGAACTCCTCTATCACCGAGCCTTCCGCTAGATAATCCCTCTTTGCAGCCAATGCATCCTGTGCTTTCTGCCAGAGTTCCGGGGAAACAATAGCTTCATGGTCATCTTCAATGTACCATGCATCCACTTCTCCCCTGTTCCTAACCAGTTTTCTCTCTTCATTCACGAAATGCTTGTGCATGATGTAATCGCCTTTGTAAATCTCGTTTTCAAGAAGGCGGAACACGGTACTGTCTACCCACTGCACACCGCCTACCGTCTTTATCCCATTTTCATTCAGGTATCGTTTGATCGATGCGGGAGTATATCCCTCTGCTGCCATCTCATAGATTTTTCTTACCCATACAGCCTCTGCTTCATCAGCAACAAATACTCCTCTCTCGTCTTTTGTATAACCGAAAGACCGCTCAAGGTACTGTACGGGAATTCCTGCCTCGTACTTTCGCTGGTAAACCATCTTTGCACCAGTGCTTCCGCTTTCACTTTCTGCCTGTGCGAATGCTGCAAGGATCGTGAGCATCAGCTCCCCTTCCCCTGACAGCGTATTGATATTCTGAAGTTCAAAAAAAACACCTACATTCAGTTCTTTCAGCTTTCGTGTAGCTTCCAGAACGATTGAAGTGTTTCTTGCAAAACGTGATACTGATTTTGTTAATATAAGGTCTATCTTACCTTTTTCTGCATCGGCAAGCATCTTCTGCAGACCGGGTCTCTTTTCTTTAAATCCCGATATGGCAAAGTCACTGTAAACTCCGGCATATTCATAATCCGGATTGGCTTTTATGACCGTCTCATAATGCCTGACCTGATTTTCCAATGAATTTTCCTGTTCATCCGCATCTGTCGATACACGGCAGTATGCACAGACTTTTAATTTCCTCTTCTGCTCCCTGCTGCCTTCCCTGATCTGAATTTCCACAAGCCATACCTCCTTCCGTTTTGGTAGTCTATATATCACTCTGAAAGCCAATAATAGCAAGTGTTTTCTTGGATACCTTTCACCTTTCTTTCCTTGGCATAAACTGAAAAAAATACGGCCGACAGCCATTACTGACCATCAGCCATATTCCTATGCCTTCACGATATAATCCGAAGAAACAAATCCATAGTATTTTCCTGCAATACGGATATAATACCACGCTTTTCCGTCTGCCGCCTTTACTGTATCACAGACATCCACCAGATTCCCTCTGTACAAATATGGATAAGATTTGATCCTGCCATATTCCTTTCCTGCCCATTTTCGGACATTTAAGGATGAAGCCGTAACCTTCCCTACCCATTTCGGTGTTTTATTGATACCGCCAGAACTGCTGCTCCCGCCGGCATTCCCAGAAGAAGTATTCTGTGAAGATCCACTGTTGTATTTCGGTACTCCATATCCACGGATATATTTTCCATTTACCTGCAGGGTTCTCCGCCCTACTGCATTTCCTTTATTTCCTTCGATCACCGTAATCGTACTGCCGGATACCTTTTCTACAATTCCTACATGATCCGGCCATCCGGTGTTATCACCTTTCCCGGAATCATCCCAGTCATAAAAAACAATATCCCCTGGTCTTGGAACTCTTGCATCATTTTCGTCCCATTCCCCAAGCTTCTGGAACAGGGCAATCATCTGCCCGCATCCACACTCTGTCGGGATAATATCCGTCATACCTGTCTTAATGGCACATGCTGATACAAACGTGGCACACCACGCATCGGTATATTTCACCGAATAATTTCTTGCCAATGGTCTGTGTGCATTATAAGTATCAATGATCTTTTTATGGGATCCGTCTGCCTCACGGCATCCGACCCATACCTTTGCCTGTGCAATCAATGTTGCTGCTGTTTTTGCCATAGTCGCTCTCTCCTTTGCATTGTCATATTTTCTCAGTTCATACTGCTCTACCAGAGCCATACAGTTCTTCACGTAATCAGAACTGGTCGCAAAACCGTCTTCCCTGATGGTTTCCATGTACTTCCTTGGATCCGTAATGCCCTTCAGGTTCTGGTATCTGGAAAGCTGGATAAATTCGAAATATCCCTTTACTCCTTCTTCCATCGAAGAATAGGTACGGAAATTGTCACGGATTGACGTCAGTGTTCCGGGTGTGTATTCTTCTTTAGTTGAAAGATTGACTGAACCGCCTTTCCACTTTGTTCCGCATTTCAATCCAAAATAGTTATGATATTTCGCAGCCAGGGTGCTTTCCCCCCAGCCGGATTCCAAAATTGCCTGTGCAATAACAGAAGAATGGACAAGAATGCCATACGCTGGAGCATACTTGTCCACATATCCTGCAACCGCTGTGATAAATTCTTTCTTGTTCATAGCGGTTATTCTCCTTTCTCTGAACGGTCATGGAGCTGTTCCAAAACCTCCTTGATCTTTTCCGGCACAGGAAGTCCCAGATGCGATGCATTTTCCAACAGGCTCACGCCTTCATTGGAAAGATAGAAAAAGATCACCGCTGTCCGTAACACGCTGCCCGTACCGATCACCTGCACATCCAGGATGTTGGCAATTCCGACAAGCAGAAAGATCAGAACCTTTCTGCAGATTCCACGGAAACCTACTGCACTGGATAACTTCCTATCGCTGACCGCACACATCACTCCCGTGAGATAATCGATCACAACGAATGCAAGCAGTGCATAGATCAGGCCATCGCATCCGCCAAGGAAATATCCAAGCCATCCTCCTACTGCTGTAAAAACAAACTGTACCGTGTTCCAAAATTCCTTCATAATGAGTTCCTCCTTTGATTTTGGGGTATAAAAAAAGCACCTCCGAAGAGATACCAGTTACTAAAATTATGCAATACGCTTCCACATATAGCAGGTGATATAAGGCGGGAGGTTCTGACCGTTTCCTGTTCCGGTTGAACTAAGTGTACCTTTTGCCATAAAGGTATGGCTGTGGGCTGTCGAATCCGTTTCCTCTACCAGTTCACTCTGTGGACTGTAATTTCCATAAGCAGCATTATATGATTCTCCCTCTGAATCATTATTGGGTGCTGCTGGAACAGGATATGGAAGCGTATGGGAATGTGACCCTCCTGTCACCGTGACCGCTGTTCCGGTAAAAGTATGGGTATGACTCTGAAGATACTTACTTCCACCTGTTTTTTCCACTGTAGAGAATTCTGAATCCGATGTGTTTACGCCAATCGGAACACGTCCGCTTCCCCATGACTGCCATGTGCCGCCAAACAAGGATGCCGGACTGGTATTATTCACGGACATATAAATGCTTCCCACAGGATAAATCGCAGAAAATGTAATTTTCCCCTCTGCCACATTCTTCAGTTCCCCCAGCATATCAGCTACCTGAGAGCACAGATCATCATATATCTCCAGCCTTTCTGCTTCATTTGTTAAACGTTCCTCTTCAGCAGCTTCCCTGTCGTTCTCATTTGATACCCTGATTTTTTCAGCATTATTTCTATTAGTTTCAGCTGTCACACGGCTTTTCTCAGCAGATACATACCCTTCCACCTGTGTATTGATTGCATTGATGGAATCATAAATACTCTGCCTGACATCTTTTCCATATACCGCAGACAAGATCTTATTCAGATACGTTGTGACATTTGCCATCTTTTTCCCCCTCCTTCAGCTGCCTGTACTCCATACACTTCATTTCCCGTACTTCTGATAGCACGCCTGTCAGGATCACATCAAGAAGACTTGCCGGAAGCCCGTATTTCTGCTGCAGTGCAACCACTGATTTTGTCATGTCCTCCCTTGCATGATCCAGAATCATTCCAAGAGGCATGGGATTCTGTTCTGTTTTATTCTTTTCCTGCTTTTCCACTAAATGCACCTCCCTCAAACAATGCTGTCATTTTTGTCATAGCTGATTCCATAGCAGTAACCTTACCTAAAACTTCTTCCAGCTTCATTTCAAGCGGTGAGCCAGACATCAGTTCCACTGTTTTTTCTGCCATTTCTGTTTTTCCTTCCTTTGGCTTTTCCCCACGGGGAAGTTCCAGTTCGATTTCTTCTTCCACTTTATACCTCCTTAATTCCAGTATCCGACTATGATGCCGTTTTTTACCTGAAGCTTACTGTAAGTCCAGCTGATTGCACCATTTCCTTTATCCGTAATATTCATGATGATTGGGATCGTTCCAGTAAATGCACTGTATCCGCCAGAAGAAACACCCGAAAGTTTAATGTTGTAGAGTGTATTCCATTCCCCATAAAAATCACATCCCAGATGCAGTCCCTGTTCCGTGTAGATACTATTTCCCTGTGAAAAACACAGCATCGTGGTATAGGATGATGCTCCGCTTGTTTTCTGATAACACCATGCCATATACTTTCCGGTATATTCCAGATCAAACACCAGCCCTTTGTGTGCTGCATTGCTTGACCACTTGTTAGTTCCAATCTTACCTACATAAGTGCCGTCCCTGTAAAAATGCTCCCCATTATAATTGAACTTTGACACCAACTGATCAGAAGTATTAAATACCTGCAGTTCCCCGTTCTTTAGCTGGATATAATCCGTGATTCCATTCCATGCAGTCTGTAGTTCTCCTGCAATAAAAGAATCTGCATAAATGCTTCTGGCAGCAATATATTTTCCTACGATTTTTCCATCCATCGTAATGGCTGTTCCGAATGTACCGTTATATCCCGTACTGGAATAGCCCAGGCCATTTAAATTCCATCGCCACACCTTTTTTGCGGTATCCTTATCTGCAGTATCCATGATCAGGATCTCTTCCGGTCTTGTCACCACATGCCCCGTGGTTGCTGCCGTGATCAGGGCTGTTGCATTTTCTATCGCCATCCGCAGGGTGTCAGACTGTGGCGGCAGTGACTGGATCTTCTGTACAAGCGAGTCGTTCTGATTTGTTGTACGTTCTGAAATTCCCGCCTTTACACTTGTTCCAAGCGTTACCGTATTATTCTGTGGATTCTGCAGGTCAATGGTAAGTGCAGTAACCGGAAAATACCGGTCCATTCCGTGTGGTTTTGACACGACCCGGATGGAATCCCCCAGTTTGATCCGTTCGATATCCACATCCACCATGTTCAGGTCCACGGCATTGCAGGTCAAAGACAGGTTCTCAAACTGAATATCTGACAGATATTTCTCTGCTTTCTTCTTCAAATTGGCCGGCTCTCCGACATCCTCAAAACTCACAGTCCTTGTCACCACACCGTACACTTTTACGGCATCCGTGGATTCTATATACGGGACACTATTATTCACACTTTTAATCGTGGTATACTCTTCCAGTCCTTCGATCGAACTTTCCTCCAATCGTTTACCAATCGGGATCACTCTGGTTGCAATTTCAGATGCATCCGCATTTTCTGTATAATCAAGAAGGTTACTGCCAAACTCAATGACCTGTGTATTGGTATTATCATAATCTGCGATATAATCCAGGTAACGGGTCGTGCCGGAATGCCGGATCCGTAAATGCCCTCCAAGTCTGTCTACCAGCTTATCCTGAATATCATCCAGCGTGTTTTCCCAATTTGTGTAGCGGTAGATGCTGTCATTGCTATCTTCCACCGTCACCATCCCAGTAACAAACATTTTCGGATACAGGTCTTTCCTGTCGAATGTATGGGTGTAATGCCACAGAAAATTGGAACTATTAGCATATGGATTATGGGCACTCTGCATATCAGAAACTTTCTTCGTTTCCACTGCCGTATAAGATGGAAGTGATGATACCGTTGCCGTACCTGGAATTCCACTTGTAAACTCCACACTGTCTATGGAAAATCCATAATAGTTATTAACCGATGCATCCGTATGCCAGTACACATAAAAATCTCCTGCAGGTACAATAAATGTTTTCCCTGCCACATCATTAGCCCTTTTCTTTGCAAAAACGGCATATACCGTACTTCCAGACTTATAGAAGAGGGAGAGGTTATCAAAAGAACCGCTTTCTCCTGCACATTTGGAATTAAATGTGACAGCAAGACGTTTTTCCATCGTTGTCTGCATATTATGGACAGCAAGCAATGCGTTCAAGAAACTACGCACAGTATAGCTGTGGTATGCCTTCGGTTCCTGTATTGAATCCAGAAGATATGCAAGCTCCCCTTCACACACCACTGTCTGGGTATTATAAAAATTCTTCTCCATACTGAGGATGCGTCCGTAGAAGATACTATCCCCGTCTTTTTCCACCCGGATGACAGAAGTCAGCTTTTTCATCTTGTCATACATCGGATTCACTGCCGGGATATCAAACTCAAATGAACCGGATTTATTATCCGCCAGTTCCAGTTTGGTATTAAAAATGACCAGCTCCTGATCTCCTGGAAGATACAAAAGCTGATCGTCACAAAATACTTTATACATTTACAGACTCCCTCCCCGGAACTCAATACTCACTGTATATGTCCCGTAAAAATAAAGTCTGCCTCCGCTGACCGGAATGACCAGATCTGCAAAGCGGTTTCTGCCCTGCTGCAGGGTGTATCTCGTTCCATTAAAAGTAATGTAGTTTGACGCACTCTCATCAAGATTATTGACGTAAAATACTGGCACAACAGGGATACCGCTTCCTTCCAGAAGTTTACTGCTGCTGCCAGAGACGCTGATTCCACGGTAATCACGGATGATTCCGGTTTCAAAATTCAATGCATCCCACATCCAGTCCTCGGTCGATACATTAAGTTCCTGTTTATATGCGTCCGCATCCACCGTCAGGGTAAATGTGCCGAGCCTTCCACTTCTGGAAAATCCTGAGATTTCTGCCCGTCCGTGGTAAAATACATCCGGCTCCTGATCCAGAACAACCCACACTTCTTTTCCCTGATAGGTTTTCAAAAGCGTCCGGTAAAACAATGGCCATACATCCTCCCTTTCCATTTTTCCCAGAGAGAATTTAAGCTGTCTGGATTCATATTCCACCTGTCCGGTCAGTGTTTCCGTAAGATCGATTCTGATGCTGCTTCCCGGTACTTCGATATAATTGGTTTTCGGGGATGGCTCTCCTACGATATCCGTATTTCCGATTACAAGACCATAATCTTTCCACGTATGCTTTCCATTGATCGCAGCTCCAAATCCTGCGGTTGTATATTCATTCATCAGACCATCCCCCTTTCTGCCTTAAATTTCTGTATGCCCAGTTTCTGGTTAATTCCGGGTGCCAGCTTTCCAATCAGCGTTCCGTCATCCAGATAGATGCCCTTTCCGCTGTTTTCTGCTATCACAGCCAGATACTGCTCCATTGCCGAAGTATTCAGCCTGTTTGTCAGAATATTTTCCAACTGTTCATAGAATCCTTTCAGTGGAAGGACAGCTTCTTTTCCAGCTTCCCCTCCTGCCATAAGACTCGACCCATTCATACCAAAGATGGTTGGTCCCGTCATGATACCGCCTTCTTTATACCAGTCGATGCTCAGATGCGGTACACTTGGCGGGGCAAGTGACAGACTTCCGCTGATACTGAAATGCGGTAATTTGATATGTGGAAGTGACAGGTGCATGCCATTAAAGAACCCCGTGATCTTTTCCACGATTCCTTTAATGGTATCCCGTGCTGCCTCAATCGGTGTAACGATTGCACTCTTGATTCCATTCCACACAGACACCGCTGTCGATTTGATTCCATTAAAAATAGAAGAAAGCGTACTCTTCAAAGTCTCAAATACGGAAGACACTTTACTTTTAATGCCGTCAACAACCGTGCTGATTGCAGTTTTGATTCCATTCCACACCGTAACCGCTACCGTTTTTACTGCATTAAATACCGTAGTTACTACCGTCTTAATGGCATTCAGCACGGTAGATATCTTTGTACTGACTGCATCCCAGACTGTGCTGATTACGGTCTTTATGGTATTCATGACCGTAGAAATTACCGATGCCACGGCATTGATCACGGTCGAAACGGTGCTCTTTATTGTGTTCCATACGGAGATAATGATCTCCTTACAGTTCTCCCATATGAACCGGAACGGCAACGTAATGATATTAAACGCTGCTTCCAAAAGCGAACCGATAAAGAGAATCCCCACCTGCACAACATTCTTGATGGTCTCCCATACTCCGTTAAAGAATGCGGTGATTCCATTCCAGATATTCGTAAAGAATGTGGATACGGAAGTCCATACTGCATTCCAGCTTGTCCCGAACCATCCAAGAATCGTATCCGCAATCCCTCGGATAAGGTTCACTGCTGCCGTAAAGATTCCAGTGATCCCATTCCAGATGCCGGAGAATATCTCCTTGATCCCTGACCACATCTGCTCCCAGTTTCCCGTGAAAAGTCCGATAAACACATCAAGCAGTCCCGTCAATACATCAAGTACTGTACCAAGAACCGTTGAAATGACACTGAATGCTGCTTCAAACACAGGTGCCAGGAGTTCGCAGAAAGCATTCCAGATTTTTTTCAGTGTATTTGCCACTGCAGTAAAATCAATATTAAGGGCTGCCAGCCTTTCCTTGATTCCTTCAACAAATGCCTGTATCTTCTTGACAATACCTTCCCAGATCGCTGTCATGGCATTTCTGAATTCCTCGTTGGTATCCCACAGATGTTTAAATGCAGCCACTAAAACGGCCACCACGGCAATAACCGCCAGCACAGGTCCTGCTACCGCCCCAAATGCGCTTGCCAGCCCGGTTACCGAACCGCTGCTTCCTGCGATCTTTACTCCAAGACTTGCGATCCCTTTGGCAAGGGAAGAAAAGCCTTTCATCGCTGTCCCTACGGTTGAGATTGTTTTTCCAAGAATGATCAGGAACGGTCCGATGGCTGCAACCACCGCTGCAACACGGATGATCAGGTTTCTCTGGGATTCATCCATGCTGTTCAGCTTATCTACAAATCCCTGTATTTTTGAGACAAGACTCCGGATCACAGGCATAAGCGCCTCTCCAAAAGAAATGGCCAGACCTTCCACCGCTGATTTTAAGATGGTGATCTGACCGGACAGGTTATCAAGCTGTGTATCTGCCATCTGCTGTGCAGCACCACCGGATTCCATAATGGACTTCTGAAGGCTGTCCCAGGTATCCCCGGTATTTGCAAGCAGGGAATTTACGGATGACAGATCCGTTTTATTAAAGATCGTACTGATGATATTATTCTTCTCGGCAGAGGTCATGCCATCCATAGACTTATTAAGGTCAGAAAGGATATCGTTCAGACTCCTCATATTTCCCTGCGAATCATAAACCTGAAGACCGAGACTCTCCATACAGGCAGCTGCCTTATCGGTCGGACTCTGTAATGCAAGGATCACGTTTCTAAGATGTGTTCCGCCCTCTGCTCCCTTGATACCATTATTGGCCAGAATACCAAGGGCCGTATTTAATTCTGCTGTACCGCCTTTTACGGATTTAGCAGTTGCACCAATGGTAAGGATTCCTTCCCCTAGCTGTGCCACGGATGTGTTCGTGGTCGATGCTGTTTTTGCCATCTGATCGACCATTGTATTGGCTTCATCCGTCTGCATGCCAAGGGCTGACATGGCATCCGTTACCATATCCGATGCAGATGCAAGATCGATATCTCCTGCGGCTGCCAGATTCAGTACCGTTGGAAGCGTATCACACATCTGCTGTGTATCATAACCCGCCAAAGCAAGGTAATTAAGTGCCTGTGCACACTCACTTGCAGAAAAGGCTGTTTTCTCTCCCATCTGCTTCGCCAGGGTACGCAGGGTATCCATCGTATTTACGGACTGTCCATCCACCTTTGACATGGAATCAGCCGTAATTCCCATCGTGGCCTGTACCTGGCTCATGGAAGAATCAAAATCTGCCGTAGTCTTCACTGCTGCCGTACCAAGACCTGCAACTGCCGCTGTAACGGGAAGCATTTTTGTTCCGACACCGGATATCTTATTTCCGACTGACTCCAGTTTCCCACCGACCTCTTCGATTTTCGCAAGGGCAGCATTGGAATTTACCGCTTCCTGTGCCAGCTTTTGGAGTTCCTGTTCCGTTTCGATGATCTCCCTCTGAAGGGCATCATATTTGTCCTGTCCCAGATCCCCATTCTCCATCTGCTGCTTTGCCTGTTCCTGTGCTGTTTTTAAAGCATCCAGTTTTTCTTTGGTAGAACCGATGGCATCCTTTAAAAGTTTCTGCTTCTGTGCAAGCAGCTCTGTATTTGCCGGATCCAGTTTCAGCAGCTTATTGACATCCTTCAACGAGGACTGGGTCGTCCTGATCGTTGCATTTACATTTTTCAGGGCTTTGTCAAGACCAGTGGTATCCCCTCCGATCTCGACCGTGATTCCTTTAATCCTGCTTGCCACCTGCACACACCTCCCTCGTCATGGCAGAAAAAAAGCACCGATCACAACTAAATGATCGATGCCCCATTTTCATAAAAACATAATTTTCTAAGTATAGGAAAAGCACCGCAAAATGCGATGCTTTTCCATTCGTCATATCAGGTTTACATTACCATTCATCTTCCTCATCAAACAGATTTCCTGCCGATGATAAAAAACCAATTTCCCCTGTATCCATATCCATAACCGTATGCTCAGATAACCTCATTAAAAGATCACCATCTTCATCCACTGCCATGCTATCCGATATTGTATAGCCCGTCTTTCCATTAAACAGGTTATAAAAAAAGTTTCCCATACAAATACCTGCCTTTCTCAAATCCTAGTCATCACACCAGCCAAAACCAAGATCCGGCTCATAATAGATCATATCCTGGTCAAAGTGATTCCTTGTTTTTCGGGCTTTTTCTTCGTTTGTTCTTCTCGTCCGGTATGCCTTATTATTCGGATTATTCTGATTGGCATAATCATTAAGCTGCTGTTTCGTATGAGTTTTACCAGATACTACTTTTCTCTTAGCCATAGTTATCCTCCTTTCTTCCTGATCCCATTAAACAACCTGCAGAAGATAGCGGACACTTTTTGTCACCTTCTAAGCTGAATCCATAGAATATTTTCCAAGGATTATCCCTGCATAATTATTTTCTCAGGAGTGGAGAATAATTTCTGTATTCTTTCAAACAGAAATTATACAATATCATAATAACATGATTTTTCTGATGCTGCTATCAGAATTTATCAAAATCATCCTGCGTGGCAATCTTATTATATTTCACGCTATCATTTGCTTTTTCCGTCCACATGTCGATCACCAGCCCCACCGTCAGAAGATCCAGATCTGATATAGATATTCCAATCTCTACGCTGCGCAGAAGGAACAGCGGTGTTGTCATTTCCCGTTCACTTCTGCCAGGCCTTTTTTTGCTGCCACCTCTGTTGCAAGATTATCGCCCCACAGTTCCAGGATCTGAGGCAGTACCTCATAGATGGAAAACATATCAAACTGATCCAGCCAGTCATCAATGGATGCCGGAATGCTGTTATCCGCATGGTAGGCCATGATATATGCAACATTCTCAAAGATCTCCAGGTCATCGATCTGGAACTCATCCCCATCCTCGGTCTTACCCTTATAGGATTTTTCCAATTTCGACAGATCCTTAAAAATATCCCTCTTGAACTTTGCACGGTATAATCTCGGAACGGTCGCAGATGACCGGAACGGGATCTTCTTCCCACAGATTTCAATTTCTCTTTTTAACATATCCTTTCACCTTATCCTTTCGCACTGCTTTCTTCTGTTTCTGATGGAATATATACGGACTTATACCAGTTCGCATATGTCGCTGCATCCGTGGTATCTCCGGTACGGCTCTTTACCAGTCCGTCACTTCTCGGATCAGCCGTCAGTGACAGCTTCTCCGTTCCAGGTTCGATCGTATCCTCTTTTGTTTCGGATTCGATGGACGGGCGGGATGCCGTACAGTTATACATCACATGGCGAATACTATTCACATCCCCGTCAAATTCAAATAACAGGGCAAATTTTACACTTTCCCCGATGTTTGTACTTTCCACAAGCACGCCTTTTCCATCCAGCTTCTCCTGTAAGATCTCCGTCCGGAACCACTCCGGGATCAGTGCAATTTCCAGATCACCACTGTATCCGTTATTGGTCACGGAACGGAAATATACGATACCGTCTGCATAAAACGGTGTGGATTCCCCTTCCGCATCCAGACTGATACTGACTGCTCCGGGGATTGCCTTTGGATTTTCATAAGAAAATGTTGTCTCACCGCTGCTGCTCACTGTTTCCTTCAGCTTTGCTGCATGGACATTTTTCAGATTATATTTTACTTTATTTCCCATGTCTAAACCTCCATCTCAAATGAATACAGGACTTCATACAATTTCTCGCTTTCAATCCATACCTCGGATTTCTCATAAAAAATACCCTGCTTATCCAGCACGGCTTCTACTTTCTGTTCTGCCGACAAGTCCTTACAGTCGGTATACAGTTCGATATGGACTTCCGTAATTTTCAGATACACCTTCCCGTCCGCAGAAAAATGATTACTCTGCGGAAGAAGATAGCATACAAACGGTGGCTCTGCTGCTTCCCCCTCTTCAAAGTGGTCGTAGGCAAATGGCAGTCCTGTTTCTTCCATCATCTTAACCAGATCATCCATTCCGGATCCCCCTCTCGATTTCTTCCTCAAGCTGCCGGATTCCATTCTCCTCTGCAGGTGCAATATGCGGTCTTGCTGCTACCCGGCCGCCTCCCCTTTTTGCATGTCCATGCTCCAGGAGATGAGCGATCTGGTATCGGTTTTTGGAATGTACCGTTACCTGCAGGGACTTACTGTCTTCCCCGGTCTTTTTGACCGCCCAGCTTTTTCCATAAGTTCCGGTCTTTTTCGGTGCTGTGTCTGCGATCTCCTCCCGGACTGTTTTTCCGGCATTCCTGACCGCCTTCTTCATCACTTCCGTAGTCAGACTGGAATAATCGTCCAGCTCCTTCATGACTTCCGATGCAAGGGCATCTGCTTTGATTTTCTTTGCCATCTTCAATTCACCTCACCGTTTGACCCGTTCCGCACGGATCCTGACTGATTTGTTTTTATACTGCACGTTATCAATAAACGTAATATTATAAAGATCCCCACGAAACCTGATGCGGTAATGCTCGCTGTCCAGGGCTGCCACCTCACTGCAGTACCGGATAATAAAGTCCAGTTCAGACTGGGCATTCAACTGCTTTGCTGCCCAGTATTCTTTTCCTGACAGGTTATTGGCATAAGCAGCACAGGAATACACATCTTCCCAGACTGCCGCATGGTTTCCGATCTTATCTGTTTTCACGGAACTTTTCTGGATCGTGATCCGGTCACGCATCAGTTCGATCATTAAAATTTCTCCTTCCGTATGCCAAAGAGCAGATATTTCACGGTCTCCGTCATGGTCTTATGGTCAGCTTCCTCTCTGTGCTCATAAAGATAAGCGATCACATACAGCTCCGCTGTCCGCACAACTGCTTCATGCTTCTTAAGTACTGCCGGAGTCCGTCTTGTTACATTTTTAATCAGGGCATTTGCAGTTTCCATCAGACCGAGGATAAAACTATCCTCGTCTGACGAATCCACCCTCAGATACCCTTTGGCTTCCTCAAGCGTTACAAACATTCAGTCCACCTACTTTCCGGCAGCTTTCACATCGAGTGTTTTCACTGCTTCAGACAGGATCAGCTTGCCGTCAACACGCTCGGAAGCGAGAAATCCAACCTGTCCCGTTGTAGCATAAAGCTCATTCAGTCTCTTGAAACTTCTGCCCTGGCGTTCTGCGATCCAGTAATAACTGTAATCACCGAATGCCATCACACGTTTTCCTGCTGCAAGCTCCGGCACATAAATGGATGTACGGTAAGGACGGTTCAAGATTCTGTCCGGCTCTCCTTCCCTTACAGAGGGCTGCCAGATATAATTTCCATTTCCATCCTTCAGTTTTCTGATCGCCTTAACGGTCGAATCATTCAGAAGCCATACCGCTTTGTTACGGTATGGAGCACGAAGGGAATAGTAAAGATCCATGACATCATCAAACGTAATGGTGGTATTTGCAGCTGTCACTCCTGTTTCAGCACCGCCTGTTGCGTTGAAAATACCTGTAGGTTTTCCTGCTCCGTCACCGATGAAAAATGCTTCTTCTTCCTTTGCACCGATTCTTCTTCCAAACTCCCTGGAAATATACTGTTCGATATTAAACACGCTGTCATTTAAAAGCTCATCTGAAACTTTGATCATGGTTGCCAGCTTATGAGCACCAATGGTTGTCTGCCCAAAACTGTCATTGGATTCTGTAAACTGACCTCCTTCATCGATCCATGCTGCCTCACCCTTTGATGTGACGATTGGAATCTTACGGTCACCGCTCGATGTCTTGATAACAGTAGCCAGATTACGGAAGAATACTTCATCATTCAGGGCTTCCACCAGTGTTCTTTCATACTCATCCGGCACAAGATATCCACCCTCGGAATCCGTACCAATAGAAAGAGCGTTCTGTACTTCGTATGACATCTTGTTTCTCATACCATTCCAGAACGCTCTTCTGTATTCATCGGTTGCCCTTCCTGTTTTTTCCTCCCCGCCAGTTCCGGCATGCGGCTGGTTTGTGATCGGGGTGCTTGTTGCCTTTGCAAGCTCTGCATCAATGGCAGCCTGTCTTTCCAGTCTCTCGATCTCTTTTCCAAGATTTACGACATCCGCTTCCATCTTGTCATAGGTGGCTGCATCTTCTGCAGATACAAAACCTTCCTGTGTTCTCTTGGCATCAAGGAATGCCTTTGCAGCTTCCCACGCCTTCGCTCTCTTTTCTCTTAATCCTAAAATCTTACTCATAGTTCATATCCTCCTTAATGTGCTAAGAGACTCAGTCTCTTCTCCAACTGGTTGACCGGTATCATGGCATCCTTATCGGACACCTTGGAAAGGAACGACTCATTCATCGCCTTGGTGGAAAACATCATGGAATCCTGCTGGAACGGGAGCTTCTTTTTCCCGTTTTTGTCCTTATCGCCCTCTCCGTCCCCTTTCTCTCCATTGCTTCCTTTCTCCGGCTTTTCTTCCGGCTCATCCGGCTTTTTCTTTTTCTCATCCTCATCGGAATCAAAAAGGATCTTATCCGCAAAGCCAAGCTCCACCGCCTTCTTTGCATTGAACCAGGTCTCGTCATCCATCATGTGTGAGAGCCTTGCACGGGTAAGCCCCGTCTTGAATTCATAGGCATTCAGGATAGATTCCTTGACCTCATTCAGCATGGCGATTGCTTTCTGCATATCCTTCGCCTCACCCATTGCCATCGTTGCAGGATTATGGATCATCATCATAGCCACCGGGGATACACAGACCGTATCTCCTGCCATAGCGATCACGGATGCTGCTGAAGCTGCAATACCATCAATCTTGACCGTCACACTTCCCTTATAATCACGGAGCATGTTATAGATCTGGGCTGCTGCAAACACATCACCGCCCGGTGAATTGATCCACACCGTGATATTTCCATTTCCGGCATTCAGCTCATCTTTGAAAAGCTGCGGGGTGACTTCATCCCCGTACCATGTTTCATCCGAAATCATGCCATTTAAAAAGAGCGTCCTTTCCATGTCAGGCACGCTCTCATCTTCATTCCTTATCCAGTTCCAAAACTTCCGCTTCATCGTTTACCTCTCTTTCCGCTGTTTTCCTGTGCCGGAGTGTTCTGCTGTCCTGTATCTGTCTTTGCAAAAGCCCCTGCATCCTCAAGTTTGGTCATTGCTCCGTTTATCAGATACAGGTTTCCTCCCTGCTCATCCGGGATTGGGTTCATGTTCTCCATCTCACGGATATCATTGGCAGAAAACCACCCGTTCTGCCTTCCGACCGCATAGCCGTTCATCCTTGACTGGTAGTCCCCTCTCAGCAGACCATCCACATTCAGTTTGATAAAATACTTTCCTTTTTCTCCCGGCAGAAGGAGTGATCTCTGTAAAGACTGCTCCCACCGGATCACCCACGGGTCAAGTGTGTATTTTACAAACTCCAAGGACTGCTGCTCGATATTGGAAAAGCTCGACTTATCAAGATCACCGACCATATGCGGCGGTATCCTGTAAAGCCTTGCGATCTCATTGATCTGGAATTTCCTTGTCTCAAGAAACTGTGCTTCTTCCGGCGGGATGCCTATCTGCTGATACTTCATGCCTTCTTCAAGCACTGCTATCTTGTGTGCGTTATTCACGCCACGGTATACGGAGTTCCAGGATTCCCTCACCTTTGACGGGTCTTTCAGAACTCCCGGATGCTCCAAAACACCGCCCGGATTTGCCCCGTTCGCAAAGAAACTCGCCCCGTATTCCTCACAGGCAAGCGTCATGCCGACAGCGTTCTTTGCCATCGCAATCGGAGAATATCCAATCAGCCCGTCAAATCCCAGTCCGGGTATATGAAGCACATCCTCGGCTTTCAGCCTGATATCTCCATATTCCTTGAACATGGGGTTTTCATCACTGTTTCTGGAATACACATAATAGATGTTTCCACGGTCATCCCTCTGCACATCCATCTTATCTGGAAGGAGCGGATAAAGCCCAAGCACCCTTCCAGCACCGTCCCTTATGATCTGGGCATACGCATTTCCCCATATTAAAAGATGACTCATCAGTGTTTCCCTGAACACAAATGAAGTCATCTCCGGGTTCGGCTCGTCATGGAGCAGATAATATAAAGGATGGTCATGCACCAGCTTCTTGCCACCGTCATCCTGATACTCATATACATGAAGCGGTAAAGACGCCACTGCTTCTGCAAGGATTCTGACACAGGCATATACTGCCGTGGTCTGCATTGCAGTTCTTTCGTTTACAGGCTTTCCGCTTGTTGTCCTTCCGAACAGAAACGAATATCCCGCATCTGCTGCCTTGTCCACAGGTTTATCCCTCGCCTGTCCAAATCCAAATAAACTCTTAATTCCCATACGATACCTCCGCTGTTAAAATATTATAATTCCTCTGTCATCATATACACTTCCGTCACTGCCTTCGTTTCTGATTGCACGGTCAAGTGCCATAACGGTTGCAACAGCCCCATCGATCTTCTCCGTAGATTTTTCTTTATCCATTTTGATGTTTCCTGCGGGATCCTGACGGACAAACACATTATCCATCATCCACCGCAGCACCTTATGACCGCCATGTGCGATCCGCCCTTCCAGCGTCAGCTTCATCAGCTCCTTGGTCGGTGGACTCATATCCTTATATCCCTGTCCAAATGGAACAACGGTAAATCCCATGCCCTCAAGGTTCTGCACCATCTGTACTGCTCCCCATCGGTCAAAGGCGATTTCCTTAATATGGAATTTCGTACCAAGTTCATCAATAAACTGTTCAATGAATCCATAATGGATGACATTTCCTTCCGTAGTCTTTAAACACCCTTCGGCTGCCCAGACATCATACGGAACATGATCCCTTCGTACACGCAGTTTCATGTTATCCTCCGGTATCCAGAAATACGGAAGGATCACATACTTCTCGGTATCATTCCTTGGCGGGAACACAAGCACGAATGCCGTGATATCCGTAGAACTTGAAAGGTCGAGTCCGCCATAGCATTCCCTTCCGAGAAGCTCCTCTTCATTCACTGCAAAGGAACAGGCATCCCACTTATCCATCTGCATCCACCGGGTGCTCTGTTTCACCCACTGATTCAGACGGAGCTGCCGGAACACATTCTCCTCTGCCGCATTCTCTTTTGCACTGATATATGCATTCTGCACTTTCTCAATATCAATCGTGTATCCAAGTGACGGATTTGCCTTATACCACACATCCTCACTCGACCAGTCATCCTCATCAGAAGCCCCATAAATTACCGGATAAAAAGTCGGGTCGATCTTTCTTCCTTCAATAATATCCAGAGCCTTCTGATGCTGTTCAAAACACACGGAATTCCTGTCTGTCCCGGCTGTTGTGATCAGGAAGAACAATGGCTGTGTTCTGGCATCACCAGAACCTTTGGTCATGACATCGAACAGTTCCCGGTTCGGCTGTGCATGCAGCTCATCAAAGATGACCGCATGGACATTCAGACCGTGCTTGGTGTACGCCTCTGCCGACAGCACCTGATAGAAGCTGTTGGTCGGTTTATATACAAGCCTTTTTACGGACATGACGGGCTTGATCCTTTTCTTCAGTGCCGGACACTGGTCTACCATATCCACCGCAACATCGAATACGATGGAAGCCTGCTGTCTGTCGGAAGCACAGCCGTAGACCTCTGCTCCCCACTCACCGTCACCGCATGTCATATACAGTGCAATGGCAGCCGCCAGCTCCGATTTTCCGTTTTTCTTCGGTATCTCACAGTAGCAGGTATTGTATTGCCTGTATCCGTTTTCCTTTACCGTCCCATAAAGGGTACGGATGATCTCATCCTGCCAGGGGAGAAGTTCAAACGGAACTCCCCTCCACCTTCCTTTGGTGTGTTTCAGGCAGTTTATAAAATTGACTGCATGATCTGCTTTTGCTTCATCAAACATTATCCTGCACCGCCTTTCACAAGCAGAAGCTCCATTTCATCATTCTGCTTATCTTCCCCGCTGTCCGTGGAGATACGGCTTCTTGCAGACGGGGTCAGTCCGAACTGCTCACAGAACTTATTCATGATCTTCAGATATGTCTGTGCGATGGATACCTGCGGTACCTGCTGCCAGTATCCGCTCGGGGTCTTTACGATGGTCCCGTGCTGTGTAATAAACTCCTCTGCTTCTTTCCATCTCGCATATGCCTGACAGTATCCTGCGAATGCTGCCATATCTATTTCTGTCAGGATGCCGAGATGCTCCAGCTGTTTCGCCATCCTTCTCCATTCTTTCTTTGCCTCATCCTCAAGCCATGCCGGACAGCGCGGGGCTTTTTTCTCCGGCTTTGGTTCGCCCGTATTAAGGCTTCTCTTGCCCGGATTGCCCTCAAGCACCTTTACTGCCGTAGGCTTTGGTTTTCTTCCTCTTTGTGCCACTGTCCTCACCTCCCTGTAAAAATGGCAACAAAAAAAGACTCCCGAAGAAGCCTTTTTACATAACCGCTATCTGTTTGACCTGTGTATGGTCTCTATAATTTCTTCCTGTTCTTCCCTGCTCACGCCCATGCTTGCAAGTGCCTCACGGGTTCCACAGTCTGGACAGATAAGCGTCTGGTTATCTTCCCTTGAAAGGGCAGGTGTCCGTGTGTATCCTGCCCCGCATTTCGGGCAGATCCTTATTCTTAATGTTTCAGTCTTCATATCCTGCCTCCTTCACCGCCCTGATCTGTGCCTCGGAAAGATAATGCTCATCAAATCCGAAACTGATATAACCTTCAAGGCATGTTCTTACATAGGAAAGGGAAGGAATCCCGATTTTCCGCTCTTCGTGCATGATATACACAAAGCATTTTCTTTTTCTTATTTTTCCTGTCCGTATTCCCTTGATATCCAGTTCCATATCCTTTTTGTAATAAAAAACAGGGCATCCTTCATAACGGTCAAGTGCCTCTTCATCTGCTTCGGTAACGGTCCAGACCGCAACGGGAACCTCACTGCCTTTCTTCGGCTCAATCGTAAGGTATGCCCCTGTAAGGCTTCCCTTGAAAAGCAGTTCGTAATCCTTGATGACCGCAGTCCCCATGACCTTTGCGGTCGGACAACGCATTTTCATCTGCCGTAAATTCAGGTTGCTGCCATAAGCAATGTAATATCTTTTCTCCATAATGCTCCATCCTTTCTGAAGGGAACACCCTTCTACCACCTTAAGACCGCACATGGCGGTCAATGCTCCAAGGTGGCAGGAGGCTGTTCTCTTCAAGCAGCTCTTCCGCTTCTGAAAGCAGTGTCTCCTGCAAGTCTCTTTGTAAGGATGTCCCTTGCGGTCTTGAATTCATCCCCGATGAATCCGAGGCGTAAAAGCCAAGTCCTCATTGCATATTTCGGATTTTCTGTCTGCTGCGGTTTCGGGCTTGCCGTCCTTACTTCCTTTGCCATCTGGCTTAAGGCAAGGCAGAGCTGGATGTAGCTTTTCAGCTGTCCCGCATGCAGTCCGTTCAGCTTTCCGTCAGCCGGAGCATCAAATTGGAAAAGTCTGAACTCGACCGTTCCCTTTGTGAATGTTGCATGGTAGTTTAACATATGGTATCGGCTGTCATTGTAATGGTGGTCTCTTCCGTAGCTTGCCCCGTTTGCCGTGTACCAGATGTCTGCAAGGGCTGCCATCGTTTTTGGTTTCTTTTTATTGAGTTCCTTAAGGAATCTTGGGTCTACCGTTTTGCAGTAGCGGTTCATCCGCCAGCTGTCGAGGTTTAAGGCATCCGCTAAAAGGTTCTCGTGTCCCGCCATGATGTTTGCAAGATTTCGTAAAGTCTGCGGTGTGTGTCCATTTGCTCCGATGTGGATGTGGACTCCGCATCCCCTTGTTGCATCACTCTTGGCTCCCGCATGTCTGAGCTTTCTTATCAGTTCCTGAAGAAGTTCGATGTCTTCGTAGTGAAGGATCGGTGTGACCAGCTCGCATTTTTTATCATCTGGTCCCGCAATGCTGACATCTTTCTGGAATTTCCATTCCCTTCCGCTTGCATCCCATGCGGACCATGTATAATATCCGTTTCTGGAAGCCGTGTTTTCAAATCTTCCTGTTCCGAAGAATGCCGCTGCAAGTTCTGCAGCCTTATCCCTTCGGATGTTATTCATCTCAACCTCGACCCCGATGGTCTGTTTCTTCATTTCCTCGATCTGCTTTGTAATCCTTTCGTTCATGGCTTGTACCTCCGTTTGTTTTCTTCCCTTTCGGTAGGTACATATTCGCTCTAAAACACACATATATCCAGTTATATGTGAGCCATAAACTACACAAAGATTTCAAGGGAAAACTGTGTAAATTATGGCAAGTCCCTTTTCATCGGCATCATCATTTCTAAATATTTCTGAGCTTCATTTTCATCCATTTGTCCGAGTTTTTCGTACAGCAACCATTCTTCATCTGTCTGTGGTGCTGGCAGCGGATATGGATATCTTCCTAACAGATATTCCAAAGAGACCTGAAATTCATTGGCGATGCTGACTGCTTCTGCAATGCTCATCTTAACTTCACCATTCATAAGTTTCTTTGCTCTCTGTCTTTTTAAACCACATCGTTCTGCAAGTTCAGGAATTCCTATCCCATGAATCTTTACGATTTCCTGAAGCCGTTCTGCGATCACTTTTTCAATGCCATCTGTCTGCACCTCCCTGACCTCTGTCTGAGAAAGCGGTTCTATATCCTGTAACTCTTCCTCTGTCATCCCAAAAGCTTCTGCGATACACATCCGCTCCAAATGGCTAGGTTTTCCCCTGCCTCCAAGCAGCCGTTCCACCCGTTCTTCCTTTATTCCAGATTTTTCCGAAAATTCCGTTATATCCATCTGATGCTTTTTCATCAATGCCATCAGCTTTCCTCTGACTTCTTTCACTTCATTCTCCCCTTTTAAAATTCTTCATCTGTGCAGAAGGTCATCCCCATCTGCAGTTTTATGTAGATATTTGTATAGCGTTCCCTTTCGCTGCCATCCGATCCCATCATGGCTCGAAGGAAGAACTGCTCCGCGGCTTCTTTTGATTCCCATGATTCTTCTTTTCCATAATATACTGTCACAATCTTATCCATCAGTCTTTTACCTTTCTCCATTCATCCACTCCATAGATCATCGCCAGTGCCCCGTGTCCGTCCCATACCGTGTGGAGCTGTCCTGCATCATCCACAAATTCCACCGTTCCGATGGTTCCTGACGGGATCTTTCGGTAGGGGTCATCAAGGCGGATAAGCTCCACCCTGGTTCCCGCAGGATATTCCTTTCTCAGTCTCTCAAGTGTCTGTCTGCTTACTCCGAACATACCGTTGACCCCCTTTCTGCCCTGCGGTTGGCTTTCCACTTTTCCGCATCTTCCGAAGTCCGGAATGCCGTATGGCCTTTCAGCCCCTTAAGGAAGAATGCCCTTATTTCCTTTCCTTCGCTTCCGCCAAATCCAATGGATACCAGCCATGCCCTCATGTAATATTTTTCATTCTCTTCAATGGTCTGTTTCGGATTCACACGTTTCTGTTCCGATGCTTTCTTTACCATTGCCGATGCAAGTCTGCAGTATTCCATCATGTTATCGGTATGCGGAAATCCCGTGAACTCAATGTTCCCGTCTGCAAAGGTGACACCGCTGCATCCGCCCTGTTCCGTAATGAACCCTGCTGCCGTCTCCGTATCTTCGAAGGTTCTTTCGGCCAGGGCATTTATAAGGCTGTCTGCTATGGAAATGCACTCCCTGCCGACTGCCCTGTTGATAAGGTATTGTTTGGAATGCATCATGTTTATCAGGTTGATGATACCCTGCGGTGTCATGCTGCCGATCGGCATTTTTATCTCCGCTTCCGGTTCTTCCGTCTGTGTTTCCTGTGTCTCTTCTGCCATGTCATTCTGGAAAAGCACCATTCTCACCTCGTCTTCCATGCTGTCATCTTCAAGTATGACCTTTGCGTCCCTGTCCACCGTGATGCTTCCGATGCGGTATGCAAAGGATGGCGGTCCAAGGTATTCTGATTTCTGTCCGAAATGTCCGGATAAGGTTTTTACTAATTCTTTCCTGTTCTCAGCGTTTGTAATAATTTCCATTCTGCTGGTCTCCTTTCCTTTTGGTAGTACCATATATCACTCTGAATGCCCGTATAGTCAAGCAGATAATGGTACTTTCCAAAAGAAAATGTAATGTCAGCTTCTGGACTCCGGAAGTGACATCGCAACCGCATAAGCAACCGTTGCGGTGACTGCATTCCCGGCCTGTTTATAAAGCTGTGCATCGGAGTTGACGGCAGAGGCACGGTCAAAAAGCTCATCAGAAAATCCCTGTAAGCGGAAGCACTCCCTCGGAGTCAGCCGTCTGATGCGGCCGCCCCTCATGAGCGTTCCCATCTGCCCGGAACAGTCCAGTGTCTGGGAGCATCCTTTTCCGACCCTTCCCCTTCTTGTCTCACTGTCCGGGTAGGCAAGGTTGATACCGTCCCCTTCCCGTGCCACTTCATATCCTGCCTTCGTGGCATTTTTTACTTTGACGGAATCCACCTTTTCACAGACATACACACCGTGCCTATCC